TTAATACCATAAGTTATACCATCTGCCATATCTCATAAATATACTTCGTTTATTTTTTTAATAAAGTGGTGTTATTTTTTTGAGCTTTTGGGTCATACGGACAATGTCTACATCCGTTCCCACAACAATAACCTCTATCTATATGATATTGTTCAGTAAAAACTTTTCTACCATTTTCTTCATAAAAGTGAAAAGGGAGAAGTTTTGGCTTCTCCCTTTTTATATTTTGTTTTTCCATCTTATACGAGTGTTACTTCACAAGCCCCACCAGCACAAGCAACTTCACCACTCAAATCAGTATCATCTTCTAACTCTACAATTTTAGATAAATCCACGTCGTGAAGACTCTTCATCAACTCTTCGTATTTTTCTTTTGTACAATCTTCAAATGGTGCTTGAATGTAAGTTCCTCCATCATAAGGTAATACAGATAAACCATTATAATATTCACGGTTTTCCCACATCCACTCACCAACTGCTGGCCACTCGTGCTCTCTAATTGAAATTGTTGCGGATACGTTGTGGGCGTTCGAACCACTTCTATGACCTGGTTTAATCCATTCTTGTTGAACCCTTTTCACTCTCTCCAATAATTGGATTGGTGATTCGTTTCTTAAGATTGACCCTTCAGGTGCTTTTTGTGGAATGCCAATAACAGCAGTATCGTGTGGTCTGAAGTATTCGTCTTCCACTAATTCAGGATGGTTTTCTTTTATGTGAGAATAAATTGATTCATTCTTACCAACTCTAACTCTTCTGACATAGTAATCATTGTGCCAAGCGTGAATACCTGATGATGTACCCAATGTTAATGATGTTGTTCCTGCAGGTTTTACTGTTGTAGTTCTTGCTGCGGCATTAATACCTAACAATTCAGCAACTCTTTTGTTTTCTTCTTTAACAACTTTAGACGCCGCTTTCATATCCAATTTCAATACAGCTCCTGAACCAATACCTGTCATTGAGATTCCGATTAAGGCGTCCTTTTCAGTTGTTCTTTGCCATATTGGTCTTAGATAATGGAAATTAGTATATCCCGCTTGTAAAGTTCCTAAGAACGATGCAGCTCTAACTCTATCTTCATAGTCTTCTTGTGACACAACATTTGATACGTTCACCTCTGTTAAGTTACAGAATTGGAATGGTCTCAATGCAATTTCACAACATGGGTTTGTACCCCAGTCTTTATCGTTTGATAGGTAAATTCCTGGCTCACCAGCTTTACTTAATTCAATCTTTTTCCACAAGTCCATAAAGTATTCTTTATCAATCTTGTGTCTCATTAGACTAACTGAGTTGTTAGCTCTACCTCTTTGAGGATTTGTTTCCCACCAAGCCCCGCTCTTACAAGCAATCATTTCGTCATCAGATGCTGAGAATAATGAGATAAGTGCCGCTCTTCTAATACCACCCGCCAATACTGCATCAGCAATATGACAAACCATATCATGAACTTCAATCGGTCTCAATTTTTCACCGTCTTCTTTTGAATCTAAAATACCTTCTAACTTAATAAGACATTCTTTCAACGGTTGAGGTCCAGGTGCTTTACCACCTGATGTAACTAATCTTGCACCTTTTGGTCTGATGTCACTGAAATCGAATTCAATGTGTGAACCACCAAAGAAGTAAGATTTAACTAATACTTTAATTGCATCAGCCCATCCTTCAATCGAGTCGGCCACCAACCATCTTCTACCTCTTTCTTTATTTGGTTTTCTGATTTCAGGTAATAACTCAACGTGATGTTTTTGTACGGAATAACCAACACCTGTTCCACCCAAAAGTAGGAACATGATTTCAGAGAATACTCTCCAATCATCAATCGGTGCGAAGGCACAGTTGTAAATTCTGTTTGGAGAAATTTCAATAGGTTTTCCAGCAAACTGCATTGACCTCATTGAAGGCAATACTTGTTTTTTGTAAACGTACATGTAGTTCTCTCGAATTTCTTTTTCTAGTTTAGGGTATTGCTTGATATGCATCTCCATGTTTCTTGTGACTAGCTCTTGCCAAGTCTCTCTTCTCTTTAGTTCGGGAATGTACTTTGCGTACTTCATGTACACTGTAATGTCCGATAAAATTCTGTTTGAAATGTCCATTTGTTTAAATTTAAGTATAGGTTTTTTATCAAAAAATCGTCGATTTTAATGATAAATATGCGGTCGTATACTAATCGACCTTAATTTTTATTAAAAAATAATAAGTTTTTTTTCAAAAAAGTAGATATTTAATTAAGGTAATTTTGCACCTTGCTCTCTTTGTTTTCTTTTGTCTAAGAGCTCTTTAACTCTATCTCTTTTTCTTTCTTCTTGTTGTTCTTCGAATCCTAAGAATGTTACGGAACTTTCGGTGTCAATTTCAAGAAGCTCATTGTTGAATTTGCAGTTTTCAAATACAACCCCGTCTTTACCAAGACGTGATTTTGTGATGGCAATTGTTGCTAAGTTCATCTCTTTCTGTTGAAGACTTTTAGCCACGGTAATAATTACGTGCCCAACTTGAGCTTTCTTAATTGAACCTCCCATTTGGTCAGTAGTAACAACCTCAGATGAAATTGAACTTCTATTACCTTGAGTTGCTGTCCAACCTGCGAGATTAAGTTCGTGACACATGGCTTCAAACCCTCTCATAACTGAACCTTCTGCTTTCCATTCATCTTTAGCGCTTGATTCAGGTAATATACAATCAATATAGTCTATCAATACCAAATCAAGTTTTGTACCGTCAGCAATCATTTTTCTGACTTGGTTTTTAATTTGATTCATAGTCATAGTATCAGACGCAAGTTTCTTAAGGATTAACTTGTTCTTCATTGTTTCTTGAATCTCGGTAATCTTAGCAATAACTTCTTCTTTATGAAGTGCTAAATTATCGGGTTCTATACCTGTCCAAATTGTGAAGTGTTTTCTTTGTACAATCTTTGGATTGTCTTCAAAAAATATCTGAAGAACGTTATAACCCATGTTAAATGCAGTATTAGCAATCTTTGTTAAGATAGTAGTCTTACCCACACCTGTTGGTGCAAGAATAACTCCAATCTCACCTTTGGCCAAACCACCTTTAAGTAGGTTGTCAATACCCACAATACCCATGGGGATTGGGTGTCTATAATCTTCATCCAATACTGTATCCAGTCCTGTAAAAATGTCTGAAACGTTCTTTTCAACTTCACCAACTTGTAAAGCTTCTCTAACCAATCCCTCAACTTTATCGTAAGATTCAAAATCACCTTCTGTAATAATCTTTTGAGCCTTGTCCATAGCCTTTTGTAACTCCTGTTGTTTACAGAACTTCAATGCTTTTTCTTGGACAAATGATGTACCCTCAAATGGTGCTTCTTTAACTTGTTTTAATGTATCCAAAACAATCTTAGCAACCATTTCTTGAGTAATTTCAGATTTTACAATTTGGTCAAGAGTTTCAAAGTTAGGTGTTGATTCATATTTAGAGTGATACTCCTTAATCATCTGCAAGATGATTTTAAAGTACTTATTATCAAAATAAGAAGATTCAATCACATCCATAATAGACGATGAAAAGTCTTTGTCTTCAACGATTTGATTCAGCAACTGAATCTGAAATGTGTTCCCTAAATAATCAAAATTTTTGTTCATACGTGTCCTAAATTATCCCCCCTATATTATTAAATACTTACTTACTCAAGTCAAATTCCAAATATTGGTAAGTTAATTTGTTGTTTGAAAAAATGTCAGTTAGTTCACGAAGAACCTCTTTTAAAAATGGTCGTACGTCTACCGTATAACGAACTTTTGGTGGATAAAATTTTCCGTCAAAAACTCTGTGACAAATTGTCGTGTCTCCAACTTTTACATAAATGTTGAAAACTTCTGGTCCATCAGTGTATGATGTGTTCATAATTGCTGGGTCATGGATAATTGCATCCTTATTGTCCAACATGTAAACAACGGTCTTCATTTTTAAAGCATATTTAAGCTCGTCTTTCAAGCTTGAAATAAACTCATACAACTCAAGTGAGTTTTTCGCCTTTGGGTTATACCCTCTAACGTTGAAGAATCTTTGAACTACAATGTTGTCATTCAATGTCAAAAGGAATTCCATTTTAGTGCTGTCCTGCTCTTTCATAGTTTAATTTTTGTTTGTGTTTCGTTTTTCTTTTCTTGTTAATTTCATAAATGGTCTAAGGAAGTTAACCCAAGCTTCATCGTTCTTGGGAAGGTATTTGAAGAGTCCGTCGTCCATCATCATTCTCATCAAATTTTTGTATCCTCTATCGGTGGGGTCAATTGTATCAGTTTGGATTTGTTTAACCAACTCAACCCCTTCTTCGGTTATGAGTGGTGACTGAAGGTCTACAATCTTTTTATTTACTCTGTAGAAGTCTTCTCCAAGTATACCACTTTTTGTCTTACCAGTCAAAATATTCTCAAGGGCTTTTGGTTTTTTCTTTTGCTGGTTATTTCGTGCAATATAGAGTAATTCCTCCATAGTGCAGGGTTTTTCCTGCAAATCAGGAAAGAACTTCAATAAAGTTTTTTCCCCCAATCCTTCAATACCTTCGATATTGTCAGACTTGTCCCCTGTAAGGATTTTTGTAATCAGAACATTGTAATGTGGTATATCAACCCTGTTGATTGCAATCATATCCCCATTCTTATAGTATTGTTTAGATACAGGGGAATAGATTGTGATGTTTTCCGATATAAGTTGTGTAAGGTCTTTATCACCCGAGAAGATGATAATTTTTTCATCGGTTGCGATTTTACAATAATAAGCGATTAGGTCATCTGCTTCATTGTTATTCATTTCAACTTGGCGTACAAATATCTCCTCGAGGTATTGTTTAACTCGAGCCTTTTGTTGAAGATATGATTCGTACTTGTACTCATTCATATCCTGTCTTCTATTCGCCTTGTATAATGGGTACAATGACTTTCTCATGGATGAGTTTGAATCCCCATCCCAAAACACTACCACCTTATCGTGATTGTGCTCCTCGAGAAACTTTCTTAAGATGTTTATGAAGTGGTATATCCCACCTAAGTGGTCGCCACCGTCATACATCTCTTTAACCCCGTGAAATCCAATTTTAAACAGATTGTCTCCGTCTACTAATAATGTCTTAATCACATCCGTGATTTAAATTGTGAAACAATATATACTAATCTTCCTTTTCTTCTTTGAGGTCGAAATCACCATCAGTTCCGATGATGTCCTTCCAATAGTCCGCGTGGTCTTTCTTGTAGTTTTCAATTGAAACCTTTTCTTCAGCGGCTTCTTTACCTGCCAAGAATCCGTGTGGTGTAACAATAATCTTTCCGTCTTCATAACCTAATCCATTGATGTGGTTTTTCATAACAGAAATTTTTGTTCTGATTGCAAACTTAACACTTCTCTTGTCTTTTGTTGCGGTAATTTTGTTAGTACCCGCACCCTTTTGATTTCCGAATAAGAATACCAATGATGAGTTCAACCAAATGGCTTCACCACCTTTAGCTTTAATCTTTGGTTGTCCGAATGGATTGTCAGGTAATTCAACCCATGGTTGATTAACAATAACCAATGTGTTTTCGTATTTAGAATCTGCTTTACGAGACCCTGAAATTCTTTGGTTAATACCCATACCAATCTTGTCAGCCAAAGTACTTGCATTGTGTTGCTTACCACCCTTACCCTCGAATGTCATCTTACATGGTACAGAACCCACTGAGTCCCATAAGAATAACAAACTGTAGTCCAGGTTGCCTTTCTCTTGTTCGT